GGGGCTGGCCGCCGGCGAGCTGGAGGACCTCGAAGTCCACCCCCGACACCGGGGGCGGATTCACGGCCGCGGTCAGCACCAGTACGGCGTCGTACAGGCTCGGCATGGTGCACCTCAATCGTCCATGTACTGGTCGCTGCCGCAGACCCGGCAGCGGCAGCCGTGGCCGAACGGGTCGTCCAGCGGCTGCTCGATGCATTGGCGCAGGAGGTCCGCCAGGTGCATCTCGGCGGCGTGGTCCGGGGCGAGGCCGCCCAGGCGCTCCGCCAGCCGCAGGATGACGGCCAGAGCTTCGCGCCTCTCGCTCTCATATTGCTCCGGCGTCCTCACCACAGCGGGTCCTCCTTCGCCAAGAGCAGGTTGTTGCCGGCGTTAATGAGCAGCGCGCCGCTCGCGCCGCTGAACTGCGCGCCGAACAGCTGGAGGTTGTCGCCGCCGCCGAGGGCCACGATGCTGAAGCCCCCGGGGTTGGGGAAGTTCGCGCCGCCCGACGCGAAGCCGTAGAACTGCGGGCTGGCGCCGTTGGCGGTGCGGATCGAGGCGTCGTAGCGGCACGTCGCGGTCATGTTGAAGGCAATGTTCCCCGCCACGAAGAGGTTGGCGTTGCGCAGGACCTTCAGTTGGTGGTTGGCCGTATCCACCATGAGGCCGGTGTTGTCGGTCAGGCTGGTGTCCAGGGCGAGCTGCGTGGTGATGCCGCTGCTGAGGGTCTGCGCGCCGGCCTGGTACATCTGGCCGACCATCGGGCGGCACATCCCGCCGACCACGAACCAGTTCGTGCCGTCGCTGCGAAAAACGGCGGTCTCCTGCGACCACATGATGAGCGAGGTGTTGGCCCCGAAGTTGATCGTCTCCGAGGCGTGCGGGGCCAGGGTGACCAGCCTGGTGCTGTCGGCGCTGACCTGGACGGCGACGATCAGCCCGGCCGAGGGCGCCGGGAAGGTGACCGTGTGGTTCCCGGTCGTGACCTTGACCACGTTCCACGTCGCGCCGGCCAGGCTGGCGTCGGCGTTGGTGATCGCGTTGGGCGCGTTGACCAGGTTGGAGAGCGCGTCGTAGGCGCTGCCGCCCGTGCCGTTGGCGGCCGCGGTGACGAGCCCCTTGGCGTTGACCGTGATGTTGGCGCTGGTGTAGGTGCCGGCGGTGACGCCGCTGGTCGCCAGCGTCGGGTTGGGGTAGTTCCCGGCCAGGTCCCCGCCGGCGGCGCCGCTCGGCGCGCGGCTGTCGGAGAGGCGCGCGTCGTTGCCCTGGCAGGCGGTCCCCGCCGCGCTGCCGTAGCTCACCGCGAAGGCCCGGTCGGCGCTCAGGTCGCCGCCGCCGCTGAGGCCCGCGCCGGCGGTGAGCGTGCGCGACGTGGGGACGTAGCCGGCCAGCTGGGCGTCGGTGTAGGACTCCGCGACGGTCTGGGCCGAAGAGGCGGCGCCGGCGGCGTCGGCCCCCACGTCGGAGTACGCCAGGCCGGTGCCGGTCACGTCAGACTTGGCGAGCGCGACGGCCCCGGTGCGGCCGTTGAACGAGGCCACCCCCGCGAGGACCCCCGCGAGGACGGCCGATTGCAGGTCGGCGAAGGTGACCTTCTTGCTGGCGCCCTGCGCGTCGCTGGCGAGCGGGTCGGCGGTGTCCGACACGTCCACCAGCTCGAAGAGGTCCCCGGCCGCCGGCGCCGCCTTGGCGTCGAGGTCCACGATCCGCAATGGTCCGGTGTCGGGCACGGGGTCACTCCAGCATCAGCAGCGCGACGGCGACCGCCAGGGCACGCTCCCGGGCGCGGGGCTTCTTGAGCTTCCGGGGGCGCTGCGGGATGGCGACGTAGGCGACTTCGGGCGTGCCGCTCGTGCCGCCGCCCGGCGGCGGGGGGGCGGCCCCCGAGCCTTGCAGCAGCCGGCCGCCGCCGCCCTGGAGGAGGCGCGTGCCGCCGCCCTGGAGGAGCCGGACGGACATGCTACTCCTCGCTCACGGTGTCCTCGCTGCCGTCGGAGTGCCGGATGCGCACGGTGCGCTTCGGCCGCTCCGGCTGCTGCACGGTGACCTGCGGCGCCTCGACGGTGACCTCCGGCGCCGGCAGCTCGGCCAGGGCCTCGGCGATCGCGCGGGCGACCGCCCCCGCGACCTTCTCCGCGATGCGCGCGGCCGCCGCCTCGAAGGCCGCGGCCAGCCGCTCCTGCGCCAGGGCGATCGGCGCCATGTCCACCACCACGTTGACCACGGGCGCCGGGACGTTGACGACGTTGTCGGCCTGGACGCGGACCTCCGGCGCCGCCGGGTGCGCGTCGATGCGCACCTCGGGGACGATGGTGCGCGAGGCGACCACCCGGGACAGCTCCTCCCGGACGTGCCCCAGGATGGCCTCGCCCTCGGCGCTCAGCGCCGGGCCAGCGCCTCGATCGCGGGCCGGTAGTCGGTTGCCGACCATGACTCCTCCGGGTCGGGGGGTGCGGACGTCTGTACTTGCCGGAGCGCCGCCAGCAGCTCGGCCTGCCGCGCGGCGGCCGCCGCCTCGGCGGCGTCGCCCGTGTCGTCCACCTCCTCGCGCAGGGTGTCCGACTTCTTGAGGGGCTCGCCGAAGACGAGGCCCAGCCGCTCGATCTCCGCCTTCTCGCAGGCCTGCTGCGCCAGGACCTCGCGCCAGTCGCGGCCGCGCGCCGCCCAGAACTCCCGGTAGGTGGACGTGCCGCCCGACAGCCGCGCGTGGTCGGCCGCGGCGTCCTGCACCGGGTCGAGGGGCTGGTAGCCCGGCCAGTGCCACTCGTGTGGGATGTCGGCCGCGGAGCGCACGCCGGCGGGCAGGTAGCCGGGGACGAGCGACCCCTCGGCGACCCAGGCCGCGAAGACGCGGTCGAGCGCGTCGCGGTCGTAGCGGGCGCGCTTGACGTCGAGGGAGTTCCGGTAGTTGACGTGGTCCAGGCGCGCCGAGCTGAAGTTGAATTTCTGCGAGGTGCCGAGTGCCAAATTGAGCGGGTAGGCCAGGGGCCGGACCGCCTCGCCCAGGCACTTCTCCTGAAACATCTCGTAGGTCGTCGAGCAGTCGCCGCTGGGGTAGGGCTTGAGCGTGTAGCCGGCCGGCAGGAACGAGAGCGTGCCGCGGTCGATGGGGACGTTCGAGAAGGGCCGGGGCGTCTCGGTGCCGTCGGGGTCGGCCGGCGCCTCGCTCTCGCCCACCGCGGTCAGGTTCGCGCTCAGCTGTGCCTTGCTGAGGACCGCCTTGCGGAAGCTGCGCAGCTCGCTGAACAGGTCCAGCGAGGGCGTGAAGACCGGCACCCCGCGGACCTGGCCGGGCCGGAATTTCGGGAAGGTGTGGACGACGTGCCGGGCCGGGACGCGCTCGACCGCGAGCGGGCTCAAGTTCGGGAAGAAGTAGTCGCCGGGGTGGTGCTTGAGGATGTCGTAGGCGACCGGCCGGCCGGTGACCGGGTGGAGGACCAGCCCGTCCACCCACAGCTCCTGGAGGTCCTTGGGCGCCGGCGTCGTGACCTGGTCGGCCTCGACGTCGGCCGGGTAGAGCTTGACGGGCGACTCCATCTCCCGGACCGTCTTGAGGACGAGGATGCCCTCGCCGTCCACCAGCTCGGCCAGGACGGCGGTGCGGAGCTTCTCGACGAGCCCCACCTCCTCGGCCCACTCTCGCCAGCGCTGCTCCACTTGGCGGTTGTCGGCCTCCTTCGGCAGGCGGCACTTGAGGGTCGGCCCCTTGTCGCCCAGCACGTCGTCGGCGTGGCCGTTGGTCACGCCGAAGAGGTAGGGGTTGTTCGAGACCTCGTAGCGCGAGCGGTTGCGGAGCTGCCGGCGGACCTGGTAGTTGTTGGCCGACTTCGCGGAGAGGTAATCGGCGAGCCACCAGGCACGCTGGTTCTCGTCGGTGGTCTGGGCGTTGTCGTAGCGGGCCCGGATGGCCTGCTCGGCGGCGCCCATCATCCTCGCGCGCACCAGCTCCGATTGCGAGGGGCGGCGCGCGAACAGGGATTTGATCCAGCCGAGCATGCTAGACGACCGGGCCGGGGGAGTCGAACTGGTTGACGCCGCCGAACCCGGTGCCCTGCTGGTCGCTGACGGGGCCGGACGGGATCAGCTTCGAGAACATGAGGCCGCGCGTCTTCGTGGCCCGGGCGCTCTTGGCCGCGGCGTAGCGGTCGGCCTGGACCTGGGCGCCGATCGGCTGGGCGGTGACGGTCAGCCCGTCGCTCGTGACCGACAGGGGCGACTGGGCGGCCTGCTCGATCGCGGGGGCGAGGTCGGTGGGGGCACTCATGGGGCACCTGCCGGGGCTTGGCGCAAAGACCCGGCCAGCCGCGCGGCGTCGTTGACGCGCGGCCGGCCGCTCTCCAGTTCCGCGCCGAGTCTAGCCGCGGGGCGGTGTGGGCCAGAAGGTACGTTAGGGCCGCTTGGGCGGGGCCTGGTGGGCGCGGTCGTAGAGCGTCCGGGCGTCCACCACCTTCGCCCTCGCCCGGTGCGGCCGCGCCTCGGGCAGCGCGCAGCCCTGCATCGAGGCGGCCACGGCGGCGCCGACCAGGGCGTCGAGGAGGTGGTTGTCCGGCTTCTCCGGGCGCTGCTTCCACTCGTCCACCTCCCGGCCGCCGACCCGCCGGGTGCGCACGCGGTACTCGGCCGTCAGGTGGTCGGCCAGGAGGCGGTGGGCGGCGGGCTGGTCGCCGAAGAGGGTCAGCGCGCCGGCCGCCGCGGCCGGGACGCGCAGCCGCGCGGCGACGAACGACTTCCAGTAGTTGGCGTCGAACAGGACGTGCCGGAGCCGGCCGGGCTTGGGGAGCGGCTGGATCCAGTTGATCCCCCGGCGCTCGCCCTTCTTGGGGGTCCAGTCGCCGATGGGGTTGGCGCCCGCGGTGATCCCCTTGCCGTGCGAGGGCGTCAGCAGCGCGGCGTGCGGGCTCATCCGGCAGGCGCGGTAGACCAGCTCGGTGGACTCGCCCCAGTTGGCGTCCACCAGGCAGCGCTCGACGCGGAGGGCGCCGCCGCCCTCCAGCGGCCACTCGCGGCCCAGGAGGTCGGCCCACAGCGCGGCCAGCCCGGCGGCGATCGCCGCCTCCATGCCGCCGGGGTAGAGGGAGCCGAGCGTCTTCCGCGCGTCGCGGAGGGTCCAGTAGGCGCGGCCCTGCTCGGGGTGGGAGCCGTAGTCGAGCACGGCCCCTGTGAAGTCCTCCGACCAGCCCGCCACCAGCCAGTAGAGCAGGCTGCCCTGGACGTCCACGAAGGCGGTCAGGCGCGCGCAGCCGCGCGGGGCGGACCCCCGCTTGTGGCGGTTGACCCGGGCCATGACCTCGGCCGGGGTGAGCTTCCCCTCGTCCTCGGCCTCGATCGGCCGCGGCTCGTTCTGGTACTCCGCTTCAAACGCAAAATCCCCCACCAATATCCGCTTATTGAAGGCGTGCTGGACGGCGCTCAGCTCGCCCGGGTCCCAGCGCTCGGGCCAGTAGACCTGCGCGCCCCGGTCCATGTCCGCGCGGCGCAGGGCGTAGAAGGCGGTGGCCTCCGCGCCGCCGCGGCCCTCGGCGAGGCTCTCGCGCCGCATGTCGGCGTAGCGGTCCCAGAGGTCCATGCGCTCGGGCCAGGCGTAGACCATTTTCGCGCGCTCCCCCTGCCACTCGGGGTGCAGCTTGCGGTCCAGGAGTCGCTCGGCGAGGTCGCCCTGGCGGATCACCGTGACCGCCGCCAGGGCGGCGATGCGCTGGCCGGGGCCGGCGAGGTTGAGGACGCTGCCGGCGATGACCCGCTCGCGCTTGGCGCACTGGCTGGGCGACTCGGCCGACTCCTCGTCCTGGGGGTCGTCGAGGATGACGAGGTCGGGCCGGATCGACCGGCCCCCGGGGAGCTTGTGCTTCATCCCGCGCAGCGAGGCCATGAGGCCCTTGGCACGGACGACGGCGCCGGACGCCTTGCTGCGGGCGACGTGGGGCAGGACGATCTTGTCGTCGGCCCACTCGATGCGGGTCGGGTGCCCCTCGCAAGTCTGGCCCTTGCAGCGGTTGACGATGCCTTCGAGGGCCTGCACCGGGACGCAGACCTCGGGGAAGTCTTCGAGGAGCCGCTCGTTGGTCTCCAGGTCGAACTTGATCGACTCCAGGAGCGCCACGGCCTCGTCCCGGCCGTTGCCGATCAGCACCACGAAGGAGCGGTGGCCGTACAGGACGGCCCAGAGGGCGCCGGCCTCGACCAGGGTGGTCTTGCCGCTGCCGCGCGGCATGGCGCGGGCGTACAGCTCGCCCTTGAGGACCGCGGCCTCGATGCGGGCGGCGGTGCGGAGGTGGTCCTCGGAGAAGGGCAGGGGGAAGGAGTGCGGCAGGTAGGTGGTGGCGAAGCGGTGGAAGTCGCGGGCGGCGGCCTTGCGGCGCAGCGGGTGGGCGGCCTCGGGGATGGGGCCGATGTCACGGCCGCGGGCCGACAGGCCGGCCTGGCGGGCGCCGGCCCGCTGGCGGTGGCGGTCGTAGGCGTCGTCGGGGGGCAGGGGGTCCATCGCCACCGATGCTACCCCGCGGGGGCGCCTGCGAGCAGGTCCGTTAGAGCGACTCCGAGGCGCGCTCGCACGCGAAGCGGAGGATGCGCCATTCGCGCTCCGTCAGCGTGGCGGTGATGGCCGGCCCGCTGTCCCCCTGGACCACGCCCACGATGTAGCGCGGCGGCTGCCCGCCGAGGACCTCCCCGAGCCGGCGGTGCAGCTGCCGAACCGCCCGCTCCACCTCGTCGGCGTTCAGCCCCGTGCCGAATTCGGGGTCGTAGCTGTCACTGATCGGGCCGGGCATCTCCCACCTCCGCGGCGCGGGCCTGGAACTCCCCCATCAGGCTACGGCGCAGGTCCTCGCGCAGCTCGGGCGAGGGGCAGGCGCCGGCCGCGCCGCAGCGCGGGCAGCAGAGGGGGTCGGTTTCGCTGGCCATCCACTCCTCCGCGCGAAAGAAAGTGTGTCGCGCCCTTTGACTGTTCCCGGGGGAGTCGCGCCTCGCGCGACAACCCGGAAGGACCCGCGACGCTGCCCGCCGGGATTAACGCCGCTTAACGCCGCCGACGGGAGCGCTAACT